CCTTAAATAATAACTTAAAACAATAAATAACATGGGATTTTTTAGTTGGATAACAAGCGACACAAATCGATCGATTAGTAACACTTACTCAAGCAAAGGAACATTTAGAGTAGTAATGCTAATGCCTAACGGAGACAAGTTCGTTGAAGAGGATTACGAAGGATACGGTGTATTCGGAGGAATTGATTTCTACGATGCCGTCTACGAGCTTAACAAGGACAATCCAAACTTTGCTGATATCATTTCGGCTGAACGAGAGAAGAGGAGCATAGGAATTGACTTGGCTTTCAATCACAAAGGGATTATCTTCCCAAGATTCGTAGAGGATGACTCTCTCGCCTGGGGTGATGTAGAAGATTCAAAGAACTGCCCATCGCAAGGATTCTTCAATTAATAATAAGAAACACATGAAAAACTATTGGACAAAACAAGCCGAACAAATGTTAGTCGGCAAGGTCATCAAATCAGTTAGGTTTATGACAAAAGAAGAAATCGAAATGAACGGATGGTACAACAGCACAATCGTTATCACCTTGGATGATGGGGTTGAAATATATCCATCGCAAGACGAGGAAGGAAACGATGTCGGGGTGCTATGCCTCACCCACAAGAATCAGTTCGGGTTGATTCCTAAACTATCAGCAGACGAGATATGAACAAGACAATCGAATTAATCTTACTGGTGATATACATAGTTGTCATCTCTCTTCTCTTCATTGCATTGCTCACTAAATACCTTCCGTTAATTGTATTCGGAGCAATCGCACTACCTGTAATTCATATCATCTGCAATCTGGAATGGTAAATTGAACATGGATAATCTTAAAAGGATGTTGTTAATTCAGCATCCTTTTTTTTTGTGCCTAATTTTCAGAGGGTTATACCTTATTTGAGCCAATCCTGGTCCTCCTGATCTGATTTTCGCCTGATCACCTGGCGTTTTCAAAAAAATTACTATCACTTTCTGCAATAGGCAAGACGGTGCAAAGTTTTGATTTTATTGGCATTTATAGTACATTTGGTTTGGAAAAACTTCTCGCACACATTTTACACCACAAGAATAGTTTGGATACCACGCAAGAAAACAAGCCACAGAAAAAGGTTATTGGGGATTCCCTACTGATGTCCTTTATTAAGATCTGCCGTTCTCATGCAGATGTGTTAAACATGGCTTATATTAACCATATGTGCGGTAATGGACAGCGTTGGATGAGCGACATTGTGGGTAGAAAGAAGCCTATCAGAGACCGAGACAAGGTCATGAAGGTCATCAATTCCATCCTCCAATATTGTGACGAGGTAGAGGAAATGAGAGAGAAAATTGAACGCTTAAAAGATGAAATCGAAGCACAAGTATAGAGCAAATTGGCTCACCTATTTTGCCGAGAAGGACATTAATCCGAGGAACGCACTAAAGATATTCCGACCAGAGTTTGATCCGGTGAAGGTCAAAAGGATGATGTCTTTGTTTCATGGAAAGATGATTTTCGAAGAGCAAGACCTAGTCGATTGGAAGAATATAAAGTCATCTATAGAGAGAACGGACACAAGAAACAATGGCAAAATCTTTTCGTAGTCAGAAGTATTTAAAGAGGGCGGACACATACCTCGTCCTTGACACGATGCATAAGAGGGTGAACAAGATGTGCATCTCTCTAGGCATTCCACAAGATCCAAAGTCATATATATACTTCGACCTCGCTCTTTTGAGCATTCCCCAGGGCGAGAGGAGGAAGATTCTCAAGCAGATATTCAGTAAGTGGGGTACAGATATAAAGCTCGAACACGAACCTTACTTATTAACATTAGAAAAATTTACAAAAAAAGTTTTGGAGGGTTTCGAATAATGTGTTACATTCGCAAAACATTAATAAAGAAAACTTATAATTATGTCAAACATAACAATTTCACCAAAGACGGTTATGCCGTTCATCGAACCTCGCAGAGAGGAAATGATTAAACTGATGGGAGGAGAAGAAGTCCTCATGAGAGAGATGTCTTTCGCCATCCAAGCTGCTAACAACAACCAAGTGTTAGCGAATTCTAACCCACAATCAGTTGCAATGGCTGTGTACAATTGTGCATTGACCAAGTTGTCTCTGAACCCTGTGATGAACTTGGCTTACCTCGTTCCTTTCAAGGGCAACGCTAAACTGATGCCAGGCTACCAAGGGATGATTAAACTTATCTCTGACACCGGCATCATTAAATCGGTTTCTTCGGGAGTAGTTTACCGAGGAGATGACTTCGACATCGTACAGGGTACATCACCTCGCATCAACCACAAGCCGAAGGGAGAGACCTTCAAGGTTGATGACATCATTGCTGTGTACGCAATCTTCGTGTTGCATAACGATGAGACCTTGTTTGAGGTTATGTGGAAGCCACAAATTGATGCCATTAAGAATCGTTCAGAGACTGGTCGCAAAGATTTAGGTCCTTGGTCTACTGACTACGCAGAAATGGCTCGTAAGACCGTTGTGAAGAGAGGTTGGAAGTCTATCCCAAAGTCTTCGTTTGCCTTGGATAAGATTGAGAAGGTTAACACCGCCATCAGCATTGACAACGAGGAGTACAAGACCGTTGAGTATGTGAAGATGAGCGAGGAGCAAGTTGAACGCTTACTTGAGAAGACTACCAATGTGGTAGAACTTGAGACTGCCCTATCTGATGAGTCAGTAATGATTGATCCAGAGCAGAAGAAAGAGATCATTGAGAAGGCTCGTAAGAAAGTTAAAGGAGGGGACAATGAATAATCTATTAAACGAAATCCTAAAGGAACAAGCACAAGCGTCTAATCAACGCTCACAGGCTTGGTTCAACGCTCGTGTTGGTAAGTTCACCGCATCAGAGATATACAAACTAATGACTCAACCTCAAACAAAGGCAGCGAGAGAGAACGGAGAGTTGTCCGAGACCACCAAGACTTACATTATGGGTAAGGTTGCTGAGGAGATGACCGGTATTGAGCAGACCACTAACTCTGCGGCTACGGATTGGGGTGTTGAACACGAAGCGGAGGCTTGTAATCTATATGCCGAGATGATGGAATCTCACGTTGACTCTGTAGGGTTTATCCCATACGGAGACCACGCAGGAGGCTCTCCCGATGGCATCTGCTCACGCTTCGGTGTGATTGAGATTAAGTGTCCATATAACTTTGAGAACCACGTTCAGAACCTTCTGATTGCTGACGAGGATGACCTATTCAAGCAGAGAAAACCTTACTGGTGGCAGTTGCAAATGAATATGATTGTTGCAGGAAAGGAAGAGGGTATGTTCATTTCTTACGATCCGCGAATGGATGGGAAGAACAAGTTGGCGATAATTCCTGTACATTTACAACCTGATTCAAAAGAAATTTTGGACAATGCTATCGAAATGGCAGTTAAATACAAGCAATTTTTAATCGAAAAGTTAGGCAACCGATGATTCTAGACGAACACAAAAAACATCAGATAATCGCATCTATGCTACACGCTAATGCGTTTGTAAACATCTCCGACCAAATTGGGCCACCCTTTTGGGAGAAAGAGGTGAAGATGAAGGGTAACCAATTCGTTAAAGCTGCCGAGCAGAGATATAAAGTATTAGCCACCGCCCTCTTTGACCTTGAGGGTGGTGACTACTATCTCCGGGCAATGGGTGACGCTGAGGAATTGATAGAGGAAATCTCTACACTACCCTGGTTTTCTTACTACGACATCGTTCAACTAATTAAAAAATACAAGGATGAAAAAGCTTTGGAAGAAAGAGAGAAAGTTCAGAAAAGAATTGACTCTGAACCCACAGCAGAAGGGTGAGATTTATATCTCACTTGCTGTTTTAATCATTATCTTTATCTACACACAACTCTCATGAAAGACCACCACAAATTTTTAGCACTTGCCATAGGTATATTGACCTTCATTGCTACCATCCACATCCTTAGTATTAAGGAGATGGAAGACAATAATGACGCTGAAGCTATCCTCCGTAATCAAATAGAGGAACAGCAGAAGGTTATAGATGCCAAGCAAGTGGAGATTACCCAGTTACAACAGAAACTAATAGGTCTGAAGGGAGATGTGGTTGTAATAGATAACAAGTCAAAAGAAACTAAAACCAAATACAAAGATGAAAAAAGGTATATTGATCTTGCTACTCCTAGTCAGCAGTCAAGTCTTCTCTCAACTAACCTCAACGAGTTCAAGGATCTTGATAAACAAGGATACTTTGACCTGCCTGAAGGATACTGAGATTAAAATCATTAACAAGATAGCGGCATCGGAGAGGTTCTACCACTCTATGTACGACACTCACTTGAGTAAGATTGTTAACCTTGAGAAGCAAATATCCATATTGGATGTTATTGCCAATGACTATAAAGTTTCTTTCGAGGCTAAGTCAAGTCAGTACGAATCTTTGTCTATGAAATATGACTTGAAGGCAAAGGAGTACGAAGAGTTGGAGAGTTCGTACTGGATTCTTGACACCAAGAAAACTACATGGAAGACTCTAACAATTGTTGGTATACCAGTATCGTTTGTTGGAGGTGTTCTACTTACTGCTAAACTTTTAAACTAACACATATGAAAACACTATCTGACAGAATCAAGTTCTTACCTATTGAACAAAACCTTGTCAAGTCATCAGCACTTGATCTATCCCACATTGGAACACAAGTTATTGAGGGGAAAGTTATTGAGGTTGGACCAGAGATTGAAGAGGTTAGCCTTGGAGACATCATCCGATTCAACGAAAAGACTCCAGTATACCTTGAGGAAAAAGGAATTAAGGTTGGCTACATCATGGAGTCTGATGTGCTACTTATAATGGGCAATGAGAAGGAAGGTTAGATATTGGAACGATATCCAAATTGAGGATGGTGCTTGTTATATGTGGAACGGAGAGTACCAAGTCATAACATTCAACAACTCAAAGGTCGGATACTTTCACACTTGGGGAATTGTTTCGGGAGAAACTGTCGCTCTGATTGAAAATTATGAGGGACATATTGAGGCAATTAACCCAACATTTGTTAAATTTACACACGAGAACACAACCACACCTCATTTGTTTGAAGCATTATCCTTCATAGAAGATCAGGAGACGAGAGAGAGGGTTATAAATGTTTTCTTGAACACAGATGAGTACAATAAAGGTTAACATAAAGCCTCTGTCCATAAACAAAGCCTTCCAGGGAAGGAGATTTAAGACAAAGGATTATAATGAATATGAAAAGTCATGCCTATTGATGATGCCCCGGCTACGATTTCCTCAAGGCAAGGTCGCACTTCACATACGGTATGGCTTTTCTAATAAAGCATCAGATGTAGACAACCCAACCAAGTTGGTGTTGGACATTATGCAAAAGAAATATAAGTTTAATGACAAAGATGTTTACGAGATCCATCTCTATAAACTGATTGTCCCACGAGGAAAAGAGTTTTGGGAGGTTACTATCATCCCTCTCGAGTGATTTTTACTGTTAAACGAAGGCGGTTACTTCAAACGTGGAGTGCCGCCTTTTCCGTTTCTAGCGCGATTTTTTGACTGACCTTCTGCAATAGTTTTTCCTGATCTTGTATGGCTACGATCTTTGCC